TCTGTATAATGTCGTCTGTTGACTTATTCAGTTTAGCGTTTTTAGCAAAGACACCTTTTGTGCCTACAAAGAATTTACCATCAGCAGGATCAATACCGCAGAATACAGCAGGAGATCCGTCCCATTTTGTAGTAACAGCATCGCCGCCACCAGCACCGTCAAGTGTATCTAACAATTTAGAGAATGTGCCTACTACACGGTCTAAACCTTTATCGCCATACATAAAAATTAATTCTTCTGCATGATCTAAGTGTGTGTTTTTTGCTTCTGTTACTTCTTGTGTGGCATCTAACAAGCCTTTCATACGCTTATGAAAGCCCTTTTGTTTTAATCTAGGAACACGAGGTCCTCTGAACCTGCGTTCTCTGCCTTTACCTAATATAATCTCACTAATTTTCATTTGCTCTTCCCAAATGGATCTTCACCGGTTAGCGTAGGGCGGGCAAACCATAATTTAAACCATTCTGGTGTGCCAGGTTCTACTTTATTCTTGCGTTGGTATTCGCCTTTTTCCGTGCCGGTATGTGAGATATTTTCCTGATGCTTTGAAACATCATATGGCTTATAAATGCCAGCAAGAACTTTTAATTGTTTTAGTTGAGCTTCATAATCCATCATTATCTACACTGTTCATGCCTCTCTTAAATTTACGAGGGTCTTTAGCACGGATGCTATTTACCAAACGCTTTTTAAGATCGGCGGCAGTGTCTTCATCAAAATTACTTTCAATGAATTCCATCAAATTGATGGCGCCGGCAATAATATGCTCACCCTTTTGTTCTACTAAACGCTTATTATCTCTATCATAAGATATAGAATTTAGTTCTTCAAATAGACTTTTACGCTTCATGATAAAATCTCCGTTATGTGTATTTATCAAGTTTCGTCAAAAGCAGAACGGGATTTAGACTTAATCATTGCTCTCAATGATGCCGCAGCTTCTGTTTTTTCTGGAGGAATAGCTGTTTCATCTGTATTTTTAACTACTGTAGTTTTTTTACGCAGTTGGTCTACTACGCTTAATGTACTTGCAATCTGCGCACCATCGCCATCATCAAATCCTTCGCTTGTATCATCTGAAATACGCAAACTATCTCTATCAAATACAAGATTAATCTTAGATCCGACACCACTAGATGAGCGAGTTTTCAACAACTGTAGCTGATATTGACCACGCTCACGCATTGCATTTGATGTAAAGATACCAATAACATTATCTGCTGTTTGAATTTTAGAGATACCACCTGCGATATGAGAATGGTCAAACTCAATTTCTTCAACTGCACTACGGTTTAACTGTGATGCTGTAACTGTAACACACTGCGTTTCCATTGAGAAGTTCCTGACTTCTTCTGTAACATACTTGTCTTTAATAAACAAGTCGCCTGCTGATACTTTCTTTGTCGCTGGCATAAGCAAATCCAAATAGTCAATACAGATACAGTCTACTTTTTTCCCAGTTTGAATTTGAAGTTCTTTCAAGTAAGAACGTAGATCATTGACCGTTGATCCAGATGGGAGATACTTGATGCGGAGCATACCAGACTTCTTGCCCTTCGCCTTGACTTCTAGTTCAACATCATCTAGTTCTTTAAAAATGCGTTTAGTACTGCGATCCGTCTGCATAGCATACATACGCATACTTGAAAGTTCTTCACTTAGTTCGAGTGTAAAGTAGACACAATTTAGCCCAGCCTCCGCCCAATTCAGACTCATATTTTGCATGAAAAGAGATTTGCCTGCCCCGGAGCCACCTGCGAAAATCGTAATCTCCCCACGATTTATGCCACCATATAACTTGTCATCAAGACCTTTCCAACCTGTCGTAATTTGACCATTGTTGTCTTTCATCCGTTCAAGAACACCTCTTGGATCAGCAAAATAATCTGTACCCAATGAACGTGCTAAGCCAGTTTGAACGGCATCTTTGATGCGAGTTTCTACTTCACCATATTTTCCAGACTCTAATAAATCAGCACTATCAATAATAGCCTTCTCAATAGCCTTGTGTCTGCAAAATGTCTCAAATTCGTCTACAAACCATTCTTCGTGCTGGGCTATGTTGTCCAACTTCTCTATACTGTGACCTGTCTCTGCTTTAATCATAACAGTATCAGGCAGAGTTGAATACTCCTCACTGTAATCTACAAGTTGCTTAACCACAGGACGGATTCCGCGGTCGAAATATTCAGGCTTAATAATACCCCGAACCCTTGTGTAGAGTTCGGGATTAGTTACCATGAATTGTACGAATAGTGTTTGTAAATCGAGGCTATAATTTTTTACTTCTGACATTCTTCTACTATATCAAATTTTCTTCTAGTTGTCAATCCCAAAGATTTGGATTTAGTTTAACTTCATTTATTCTTTTATTAATAATATCATAATAATGAGGGTCACGCTCCGTACCGTAACAAGACCGATTTTCTAATTCACATGCAACTGCAGTTGTACCACTACCTAAAAAAGGATCTAGAATTATAGAATTTTCAACTGTAAAAAGTTTAATTAAATGACGCATAAGTTCTAGTGGTTTCACACTAACATGGTCATTATAATCGCCTTTTTCTTTTTTTGTAGGTTTACTACATTTAATTATATTACCAGGAAACTTTTCTTCCCATAGTTCTTTTGTGTTGATAAGACCAGTTTTATATTTTATCCAATTGTCTAAGAATTTGCCTTCAGTTGGTTTTTGTGCAAAACACATTGGCTCAATCATAGGTTTTAATTGCGGTGTCTTCCAGCCATCAATTTGATCTTTGAGTACTTCTTTTTCATCATCGGATATATTCTTAGATTTATCAATGAAATGATTAAGAGAAAACGCTTTTGCTTGGCCTTCATATGTCCACCCTAGCATATCCCTAATTTCAAACCCTGCATCTTCTACTGCAACTGTCATACGATGATACAATCTGGCTTGAGAGAAACTAATAAATGCTCCTCCAGGTTTTAATACTCTGAATACTTCTGTACTAACATCTTCCATAAATGATTGAAATCTTTTGCCCTGTTGTGGATCAAACTTCATTCCTTTTGGAAGTCCTTTTATGGTACCATTTTTATTTTCTTTTTTAATTATATTTTCTTTATCCCATTCATCTCCCAAACCATCAATGAAATAAGGAGGATCAGTAATACAGGCGTCCACTGAATTGTCAGGCAGACTTTTAATAAATTCAAAAGCATCACCGTTTACAATTTTATTCATTCGTAATCCTTAAAAATAGTAACACCATCAATACACTGCATTGACATTTTTATATTATCACAAATATAAGTTTCTTTCAAGCGAATAACATCATAACTTGTCTTTTTTGTTTTTGCTACTTCATACCATTCATCGCTCATTCGTAGAAGTTCATTGTATACAATTTCTGTATTAGCTTTCAATCGTATATCAAAAATTAAAAAAGGTTGTGCGGTCGCTTTATCTCTTGCTACAAACATATATGAATCATGCTTTAGTTCTCCCATTGCATGAAAAGCATAACTACTTTTTGGATATGTACCTTTTTTGTTTTTTTCTAATGTGCAGCATTTCAATTCTATATCATCAATATCTTTTGTACGGGCATCTTCACCATTTCTACCCATATTGACTTCAAAATTTTCATCATATTTCTTTACAATATCTTGTATCAATAGGTTATTAATAGTATCGTTGACAAGAATATCAACACCGTTTTCTTCTAATACTTTTTTTCTTAATTCTACTATTTCTAATACTGCAGTGTTTAATTTACTTGTAGTTTCTTCACACAAATAAGTTGACATAGTGTTTCCTTTATCGCCGCTTACATTATTAATATAGCACGATTCGTAGATTTGTCAAGTATAAAGAGCGCCGAAGCGCCCTTTAATTAATATGTCTTAATGATTTTATCAGCAATACCATGCTTAACTGTTTCTTCTGGCGTTAACCACATATCGCTTTCTGGTAGTAAGAATTTACGAATATATGCCTCACTTTTACCTGTACACTTTTTATAGTGATCAAGCATACGCTCGGTTGATAGTTCAAACTCTTTTACGATAGACATTAGTTCGTGTTCTTTACCACGTGAACCCCAAGAATATTGATGTGACATTACGCTTGTGTTTTGTGTGATATAACGATGTCCTTTTTCACCTGACATCATTAGCAGCACGCCACAAGATGCAATCATTCCCATACCATATGTATATACTGGTATTTTTGATTGTTTAATAGTATCAATTAGATGCATCGCACTAGCCACTGCACCACCCGGTGAGTTAATATATAGATGAATTATTTCTGGACGCTGTCCCTCAGGTGACATATTGTATTCCATAATTGCTCTCACAAGTGGCATACAGTTTTCCTGATTGAATTCTTTGTCCATAAACAAGATGCCATTTTCCCATAGTGTTTCACCAGGTTTCTTTGGTGGCATCTGTGGAGGCATTTGTGGAGGCGGGGGAGGGGGAGCAGGTTGCTCTTTTGGAGCAGGGATAACTGTTACTTCCTCTTCCGGCTTTTTAGTTTTCGCCGGTGCCTTCTTTGCCGGTGCTCTCTTTTTTTCTGGTTTTTTTGCCATTATTTTTTCCTTATCCTAATCGCATCTTTACATTTATTTTTGTACTATTACTTATTCTGCCATCAATTATGCTCTTTAGTGTGTACAATTTCCCATATTTATTAACTGCATCGGCAGCATCTTTTATTTCGTCTTCCCATCTTGGAAATGATACAGACCATCCATTTTCTATTGCTTGTTTAATAAGGCGCTCACCTGCTTTATCTCTGTCTGGAGATAGAATAACTTCTCCTTTGAATTGATTTATATAATCAATCTGCGCAGGTGAGGCCTCATTACTCATAACACCTACGCCATCTAAACAAGCTGCGTCTATAACTCCTTCAGTGACAATAAGATACCGTTTATTTCTCTTTACAGCATCTATATTGTATAAGAAGTTCTTTGGTGACTTGTTCATATATTTTGCTTCTGCTTTACCAGTAAAATCTCTACCAGTGTACCCAACTATTTTATCACCTTGCCAAAATGGGATAATGACACGATTTCTAAAAATAGTATGCGGTGACCAATAAGCATCAATATAATCGTAAATGCCTCTGTCTATCAAATACTTCGCACCCAATATTGCACGTTCATCAGGAGCATCTGTATTTAGAATATTATCTATACTGTCTGCTCCATCAGGTAATTCTACAGTTTTAAACTGTGGAATATGCACCGATTGCGTCTTATTTATAAAAAGAGTAGGACCTTCTGCTAATTCTTTTTCACGAATAGCTTCTAGCTGTAGTCTTTTTATATTACCATCATCAACTCCCAAGTTACGCATCAATCGTAGCATCTTTTTATTAATTACTCTACCACGCTTATGTGATGCGGTAAACCCACAGTTAAAGCAATGATATGAAATACTATCATCATCACTTCTTATTCCACCACGCATACGAGTATCGTTTCTCGCTTCACCGTTATCTACACAGCAAGGGCAATTAAATGACAGCCAACCACCGGATGACTGTCTTCGTTGATGTGGTAAATTTGAGTATACTACTTGTTGTAAGTCCATAACTACAATATAGCAGTTTTACAACTGAGTGTCAAGCATTTACTTGATATGTTTCACTCCAAATTTTGATGTCTTTTTCATACTGTTTCTGACAGAAGTTTTTCTGACGTTTCCAATAATTCATCTTACGCTCACAGATATCTAACTCTTTAGATGCACGATGTTTCTCTACAATATCATCGCTTTTCATTAAGATGAATTTTAAGAAGAAATAGTTTTCTAAGTGCTTACAAATCATATGATTTGCGTCATAGTCTTCGGGATAGAACGGTTTTGAAGTTCTGCGAATTTCATTATCTTGATAGCATAGAATCATAGCATTACTCACTTTCTTCACGACATAGTTTATCTAATAGTTCAGGATCGACATCGCATAAATCTTCTTCTACGATATCATCTTCTAAAAGATTTATTTCATCATCTTCATCTTTGAAGTTATCATCATTTTGAAAATAGTCAAGTAAAATTTTCTGATATTGATTTGATATATCAAGTACTTTCGCTTGAAGTTCTTTATCATCATAAACAGGCATGCATAGCTTGTTCATTTCTTCACTCATAAAGCATACGAGATTATACACTGTGTGCTTTGCATGAGTGCGAATAGCTTGAACAGCTTTCGTTCTATGTACTGGGAATTCAATTACGTTAGA